ACAGTGACCTACCGCGAGCTTGGCTACGACGTGGACGAAGAGCCGCTAGAGATGGGCAACAGCCGCGAGTGGTTCGAGGCGCAGACAGAGGCAACACAGCGGCAGATGATGGGCAATGCCAAGTACGAAGCGTGGCGTGCGGGCGCTATCCGGTGGCAGGACTTGGCGACAAAGCACACCGATCCGGTCTACGGCGAGATGACCGTCGAGGCGTCGCTGAAAAGCATCTTGGGCGAGGGCGCTAAGGAGTTCTACAGAAGCTAGTGGCGATCCTTGTGCAAAGCCCTTGCCAACTGTTGGAGTTTGGTTGGAGACTAACGCATGGGGGGTAACGTGACTTTGCAAAAGGCGGCATGGGAAGCGGCATTCGATGGACTGAAGGTCAAGCGCGAGGGCTTGAAGCGGCAACTCCACTTCTACAACGTCCTCAAGACGCTGGCCGAGCGCGTGATACGCGCTGATCCCGAAACGGTCAGCGGCGACATCCAGCTAGACTTCGGGCATTTCATGGACACGCAAGACGACAAGTGGAAGGTCAAGCGGTCTGGCGCTGTTGTGTGTAGTGCCAGGATCATCTACTTCGACCCTGACGTATGCGAGGCTTGGCCGGAAGAGCCGGATGCTGAGGACGCTGAGGACGACGAGGGGCAGGACGAACAGCAAGAGGACTGACTATGGCAACATTCACAGACGCGTCATGGAGCAAGCCGGGTGGCGAGCTTGACGCTGCCGCATACTGCCGCGTGTGCCTGATCGACACGAATCCGAGTGGGCAGGAGAAGGTCAAGGATAACTGCAAGCTGCCCGTGCGCAGCAAGCCGGGCGGGGCAGTCAACAAGAACGCGCTGAGGAACGCGGCAGGGCGCATCTTCCAGATGAAGGGCATTGGCGCGGAAGCGAAGCGCAAGGGAGCGCGAAAGCTTGTGCGGCTGATGCGCGAGGCGAAGATTGACGTGGGCGAGAGCTTGCTGAGACTGGCGGGGATGCGCTAGAGGGGATGGGGGGGGGATGGCATACCAAATCACGCATGGACGGGACTTGATCGTGGCGCTGGCAAAGGCGGGCATTGTGCCGGAGCTGACACAACACGTCATTATTGAGGCGAGCCTGGACGACTTGGCGAAGATATACGTTCAGGCGGTGGCGGGCCGTGAATTGATACACGTCGAGCTGCCCCAACTGAGCGGGGCGAAAGTCGTTACGGTGGCTGAGGGCAAGTCCGATGAGTGACGCCTTGGAGTACGTGTACAGCGATAAGGACGGCACGATCTCTGTCCACTTGACGGGACAATGGTTCATGTGTCTAGGCCCGGACTATATGGCGGCCCTGGGTGTATCGGGGCACTTGGAACACCGCTGTAGTCTCAAGTGGGCAGTTGCCAAGGTGGAGCCTGACATGCGCTTTCGTTGCCCTGAGTGCGGCGCGGTGCTGATTCTGACGCAAGGCAAGGCCGATGCTTGACAGCTACGAAACCGCGCCATTCCGGGTTGTGACTGAGCCACACGATAACAGTACATGGTGGCCGGACAAGGACAAGCAGGGCGGCGACGACCTCCGCGACTTCTGCCTGATGCTGAGGCGGGCGCTGTACATGGTGATTCGCTGGATTGACAAGCGGTACGGGTGTGAGGCGTAGCATGGCAGACGAGAAGCCGCAGGGCTATTGTATGCAATGCCGCAAGGATGTTGACATGGACGTGCGCTGTTCACTGGACGCATACGACAAGCATGGCCTAAAGTGGGCCTGCGTCAGCGTGTGGGGTACGTGCGTGGAGTGCGGCGGTACAATACGTGATGCTGAGATTGTTGAGGATACCTGGGGCGCATCATTGGGGAGTTAGCAAATGGACGTTAGCAAGCTGTCGTCGGATGAGGTCAACCGTGAGATTGCACTGCGGCGGCAAGAGTGGGTCCTCGATTACGGCCATCACGAATTGTACGTGTTGTGGGAAGACCCCCGTGACCCCTATGACCGCTATGACTGGAATTGGCGACGCGTACCCGTTGACTACCTCGAATGGGGACACTGCGGGCCGCTGCTGGAGGAGATCGTGGGTAGGCGGCTTGGCTGGCACCCTGTTGAGGATGACTATGGATGTGCTATTCGTGATAGACGTAACGCGCCTGTAACTATGCCATACTCTGCTCTCACCGACGCCATACGCCGCGCATGGCTGGCGTGGAGGACTGTTGATGCTGACTAGCCACGCTCTCCCCTGGATTGACGTTGACTCTCGCCAATGGAATGACGAGGTGCTGGCAGAGGCGGGCGTTGATGGGCCGCCGATGACTAGCCGCGCCTCTGACCTGATTGACGACCTTGTGCTCCTGACAGAAGAGGCCCTACGCGCATGGGAGCGCCGCGTGCTGGCAGAAGTGGGCGTGGCCCGTTCACCACACGACGTTGAGGACATCGACATAACAGGCGAATGGCCGGACTTGCCGGGTATGGACTACACGGCGACGTACTGCGACCTCGTGCGTTCAGCGCCCGCGCCGATGACGTACCAAGATGCGGCGACTGAGGATGACTGAGCGGGTATTGTCTAGAGCGTGCCCCATGTCTTGTGGCCGTGACGCTCGTATGGGCGCAGCTATCTATGCGGTGCTCCTGTCGTCGAATACGGGCCTCCCGATACAGACGGCAGAGACTATGCACGGTTGGGGCACCATTCTTGACGGGGCGGGCCGCGAGTTCAGCTACTCGACAATTGCGCAGTTGTGCCACGCTATCGGGGAGGCACTGGCAGCAGAGGGGATCACTAACGACGCGGTGGCGGCACAGATAGAAGAGTTGATGCGCCCTGTAGATGATTGAGGGGGATATGAGCGCCATTGTGTTTCATCCCGAAACGCTAGGCGTCCAAGCTACTGGCTGGTGTACGGAGAAGGGCGAGCTGTGCGTCAGCGAGGCAGAAACGGCGCACATGCTGGAGCAGGCGCTTTTGTCTGATGTCACAAGGGCACAAGGATTGTGGCCTGAGCTATTGGGCGTAGAGATTGCCCCGCCGTATGACACAAAGATTGTGCGCAGCGTTGAGGGGCGCGTAGTAGGCTTTCAGCGCCGCGTAATAGCGACCATGCGCTGCTGGTTGCCGGATCGTGCCTTGACAGACGAAGAGCTAGAGTTGTGCCGCGCAATAGAGCGGCCTCAGTCCCTCGGCTCTGTAGTAGTGGCTACCTAACAGCACTTATCCACAACAGAATACTTAGGCCCCGTGTAAGGAAGTTACACCGCGCCCACTTCTGCGGCTGTTCGCTTTGGCGGCCCGCTGCGGCAAGTGGGCGCTTGCTTTTACACCTACTAGACGGGCTAGGCAAAACCCGGAAAGGACGGACCAATGGCTGACAAAGAGAAGCAGCAGGAGAACGAGCAGGAATCGCCCAAGCAGACGGGCACCATCCCGGCGAAAACTGAGGACCAGGACGAGGGCAAGGAACCTGTCAAGACGTTCACGCAAGACGAGATGAACGCGATTATCAAGGATCGACTCGACCGTGAGCGTGAGAAGCACAAGAAGACGCTGGCTGAGTACGGCGACTACGACGACCTCAAGAAAGCCGCTGAGGAGTGGCAGAAGCTACAGGAAGCGAAGAAGTCAGACGCGGAGAAGTGGACCGAGGCGCTAACGCAGAAGGACGAGGCGATTGCCGACTGGCAGCGCAAGTATGAGGAGTCCGAGCGCGAGCGCGTGCAAACGCTGATCCGGGCCGCGATTGTGGCGACTGCCGTGGCGCAGGGCTTTACTGACCCGGAAGACGCTTACCGTTTGGTGAATCTCTCTGAGATCGAGCTGGACGACGAAAGCGGCGAGATTACCGGGGTGAGGGAGCAACTCAAGGCGCTGTCAGAGGCCAAGCCATATCTGCTGCGCTCGGAGGCAACAATGACGACAACAGCCGCCGCCAAGATTCCGACGACGAACCCTGCACGCGGAGGCGCACAGGGCGAGACGGACGAGCAACGGCGCAGACGGCTATGGGGCACAGGCACGACACCCTTTGGCTCCACGCAAGGGGGCGGGCTGCACTGGCCCGACAAGAGTGGGGGGAGCAAGTAACATGAGGTGAAAGCATGGCAACAGGAGCATCAAGAGTAACTGACCTTTCCTCGTATTTCAACAACATCTACGAGGATGCGGTTTTTGCCGTGCGCGAGACAACGTTGGCGACCCGCTTGGTGACAGTGTTCACTGACGGCGCGGGCGACCAGACGAGGACGCTGCCGGAGTACAGCTCGGTGAGCTTTGCCTCAGTCGGTGAGACTGAGGACTTTAGCAACCCGACACGTATGAGCAAGACGGCCCTCGCGACGTTGACTCCTGGCGAAGTCATGGCGCAGATCATCCTAACGGACAGGCGCATCGAGACTGACCCGGACAACGCACGAGCGGACGCGGCCACTGAGTTGGGCGTGGCGGCTGCTGACAAGGTCGATAGCGACATCTTCGGCAACTTCTCGTCTCTGACGGGCGCGACGCTGGGCGCTAGTGGTAGCACCTTCTCGTGGGGTTCGCTGATAGGAGTAGCCCCACTTCTGGCCGTTGCTGCTTAGGGCCAGATGGCAAAACTCTCTCTGATTATGGGAAAACCTGAGATGGCAACCCTTGCCAAGCAGCGAAAGCGTGCAGGCACAACGACTGAGCGAGAGAGCGCCCCGGCAGGGCGATGCGACAGTCTGAACTTGTGGGAAGTCAACCACAAGAGGGAATCTGAAGTGATTCCCCGCTAGGAATTGGGATGAGAACGGCGCACAACGCCAAGGACATAACGGGCCAGCGATTTGGCCGCCTTGTAGCCTTGCGCCGCGAGGTTAGGGGTAAAGGGCACAGAAAGAGGGGCTATTGGCTTTGCCAATGTGATTGCGGCAATCAGAAATGGATTCTTGTAAGCAACCTAACTAGAGGCTTAACAGAATCCTGCGGCTGCTTGCAGCGAGAGCGGACAAGCAAGGCCAATGGGGGCGCAAATAGCCCGCACTGGCAAGGTGGGATAGCACGGCGGCGAGATTTGTACAAGGAAAGGCTCCGCCGTTGGCGCAAGAAAATCTTCAAGCGAGATGACTATATCTGCCAGTGTTGTGGGAAACGTGGCGGCAAGTTGCATCCACACCACATCAAATCCTTCGCAAACCATCCCAAGCTGAGGCTCGACCCTTCAAACGGCATCACGCTCTGTGCGAGCTGCCATCAGAAGTTTCACGCCGAGTATGGGCAGCAGCACAACACACCGAAGCAACTCCAGCAATTCCTAGTCAACTGTAAGTAACAGACAGTACTTCTACGCCGCCCTGACCAATCTGCGGATCGACAAAGTGCCGATGCCGTATGTGGCAGTTCTGCATCCGACGCACTGGCACCAACTGGCGACGACCGCTGCTGTGGCCGGGACCGTGACCAACGCCCCCAACTTCCAAGATGAAGTGATGCGGCGCTGGTATGTCGGCACGGCTGCGGGCGTGGACATCTTCGTTAGCAACAACGTTCCGGCTGGTTCTACCAGTACGGACAGCTATTCGGCGATGTTCAACCCTCGCGCACTCGCGTATGACCTACGGCGTGACTATCGGCTTGAGCCGGAGCGCGACGCTTCGGCCCGCGCATGGGAGCTGAACGCGACCATGCTCTACGCGCACGGAGTTTGGCGGCCTCTCTGGGGGGCCTACATCCTCTGCGACGCACAGGCTCCGACGAGCTAGGGGAGGTAACGAGAAATGTTTGGATACAACAACCCCAAATGTGTGACCGTTACCCTCTCTGATCCAACGAAGGACAACACGTATCACATCCTGCGCGTTCCGTCCCGCACTGACAAGATCGAAATCTTGGAGGCGTGGGCCGTGAGCGACACGACCGTGACACTGGGCAACGGCACGGGCGTTGCGCTGCGGCTGTATGACTACGGCACTGCCGGGTCATCGGCTTCGGGCACCGTTTCGGCCTCGCTTGGCGGCACGACCGTGACATGGACAGCGGGCACGCCTAAGGCGTTCACCATCTCCGAAGGGACGATGGAGGACAGCCACTATCTCGTGGTCGGATACGACGAGACGGGCACCATCGCGCCGCTGAACATCACCGTGGGCGTGATCTACGTGGATGGCGTCGGCGCGTAACGGCATGACACACTAGCAGGCCGGGGCTGGTCCTCGGCCTGCTAGAGAACAGGGGGGCATAAATGAATACAGATAGCACAAATCTGAGCGGGAAGGAGGAGCTTGCCAAGGCACCACAGAGCGAGGACAAAGGTCTTCGTATCTTGTGGTGCTCCTGAGCCAACGCTCCTTGGGTTTCGAGTGGATACGGCACGCAGACTGCAACGTTCGTTCCGCGCCTGCAAGAGTTGGGGCACGAGATCAATTACATGGCGAACTACGGGCTGCATGGCGCGGTGCTCAACCTGGACGACAGAACGCGGGTCTATCCTGCGGGGCGCGAGGCGTGGGGCAATGATCTGGTGCGGGCGCACGCTCGCAACATGAACGCGGATATTGTCATAACGCTATTC